TACGCCCAGTTTGAGTTAGCTTTAGCGATTGCTAACGACACCGCTTCAATCACGGGCAACACCGGCACCACCGGCTTGTACGACGAAGTGGAGTTGGGCGATCTCCGGGTGAAATACAACAGCACATCCCAGTCAAACGGTCCGGTCAACAATGTGTTTGATGTGTATCCCTGGCTGCAGTCACATTTAGGCCCCTACGTCCTTGGCGGCGCAGGCGGCTACCAAGTCCGCGTAACCCGAGGTTAACATGAGTTTAACTGACGACACTTTTGCCCTAATTCCCGCCCCCATAATCGAAAAATGGGGCAGCACAATCACGTACCTAACACCCGGAACCGACACCTACAACACCTCGACTGGAACGGTCAGCACAAGCGACACCACCTCCACCTTCAAAGCTCTCGTCACCGCAGTAAACCCCAAGGAATACGACGGCCTGTACCAAGTTCAGGACCTTAAGGTAATCATCCCCGCCAGCTACCTACCTTCTTATTACCCCACAATCCGCGACCGCATCCAGTATTCGGAGGCTGGAACGACCCGCGAAGCCCGGATCATCGACATCAAGAGCTACCGAGGCGACAATCCAATCATGCACGTCCTAATCGTGAGGCCGCAATAATGGCACTCGGATTTGGTAAAAAGTTTGGTCAGTTGCTCAAGGATCTCGATCTTGTAGCCACGTCAGTATTTAGTGCCGGACCGACAAATGCCGCCACCCGCATTGTGCGTGACCTTCAAGATGCGGGGCCCAGTTGGACCGGGGAGTTTTCAAACTCCTGGCAAATTCAAGGCCCCAGCAACACGGTCTCTGGAACGGGCCAACCTGGGGAGCCCCGCCGCCTCACCGCAATTTTGCTCAGTGGTAAAGAACTGCTGAGCAAACCCGAAATAAAGTACAGTATTGGCAATTTTGCAGGGCACGCTAATATTGCCCGCGACTTAGAGCCCCGCAGCGGTTGGACTCGCCCAGGCGGAGCGCCTCAGACGCAGAAGGGTCTCAGAGCTTGGGCCCAATCTGATAAGGGCCGCGCTAATCCCACTTTGCGTGGTGAAATAGGCGGTGGATCAGTAGAGGGCGAATCCAGCCGCACCGCCCCACTTGACTGGTTTTCCTCCTACGTAAACGGCGGGCAGTTTAACAAAGCTGTTCAAATCGAAATGGATCGCGTAATGAAGAGCCTGCCCAAATGAATTACCAATCAGTTCGCGCCGCCTACGAAGTCCCGATTGCTGCGGCTTGCGCTGCGTTAAGCCCCGCCATTCCGGTCTACTTCGATAACGTAGTCACTACTACGCCTCACAGCACTACTTCCTTTGTCCTTGTCAACATTTCCTTCGGGCTCACCACCGAGCCAGTCCTCACCCGAGACATCAACCACATCCGAGGCTCCATTGTGTGCCGAATCCACACCCCAAAAGGAAAAGGCACTGGAGCGTCTCAAACGATTGCATCAGCTATTACTAGCGCACTCCAAACCCTCAACGCAACCGCCCGTGCTCCCGGCCCTAGTGTCCACGCCCGAGTAGGCCCAATCAACGGCCCCACATTCACAGCGCCAGATAGTTTCCCACATCTGCTGGGACGTTTTGATTGCCCGTTTGTGGCTACAGTATTTACCTGATCCATGTAAATCGCGTCGTTGCTACCATATAAATAGTCGGGCTGCGCCCGCAAACCGTTGCCCCCGTTTCCATGACCGCTACCGCTTTGTCCGGCACCGCCGGAGCCCTCTACTACAAGCCCGCAGGTACTCTCGGCACCTTTGGTGAAGCCGGGGTGAACGCCGCTACTGATGTGATCACCGTTGAGCCCTACTTGAACTTCAAGGCTGGCGATCCCGTCAAGTTTAAAATTTACAATCCCAACACTGGCGATACCGTGACCCCCAGTGGTAGCAATGCTGCCCCTGCAGGTATCACCGTCGGCACCACTTATTACGTTCTGAGCTACACCGCCAGCAGCGGCGCACTCACCGTATCTACTGCTTCGGGTGGCACAATCTTGCCCATCACCGACGACGGCACTTTGGCTGCTCCTAACGAGTTCATGGTTTATTACGCCGATTACACGGCTGTGGGCCAAGTTCGAGACTGGAGCTTTGAAATCAGCCGTTCGGAAATTGACGTAACCACCATCGGCCAAGCCGCTGGTCAATACGCCCCCTTCCGTAACTACATTGCAGGTTTTGCTGATGGCAATGGTTCAGCGACGGTTTACATGACCGACGAAGACGCCGCTATGTCCAACCGGATGATTGAGGACGTTCTTCAACGTCAACAGGTCGGCGCAGCCTTCAAACTGTATATCGACCGCGTTATCAGCAGCGGCACGGTTAGCGAAACCCTGTCTCGCTCGATCTCCATGGATGCGATTCTTACTAGCGCAAACATGACAATTAACCCCGACGACGCTCAATCGGTGAGCATTAACTTCCGTCCTAGCGGCGCTGTCAGCTTCGATCTGGCTACAACCTGATCGAGTTGTATTACATGAGCCCTGGCATTTGCTGGGGCTTTTTTAGTGCTACAGTACAGAAGTAAGATGTTTCAATCTCATGGCTTCGGTGCCCAGTAATCGCGCCATCGACCGTCTGCGTAAGGCGGCCAACCTGACGCCCGCCAAGAAGGTCGTCGAGCTTAGCGACGGCAGCACATTTGAGTTGTGGCGCACCCCTTTGGTAGCCGCCGAACGCGAACGCGCCCAGAAGGCTGCAAAGAGCGATGACGCCAACGCTTTTGCCCTCCAGCTCCTAGTTCAAAAAGCCCTGGACGAAAACGGCACAAGACTGTTTGCCCCTGGTGAGGTTGACGTACTCAAAAATGAAGTACGCGATGCTGACCTCCAAGCCCTAATGCTGGCAATCCTTTCTAACGACGGCGACGAAATCGACCCAAAGAGCTGAAGGCGCAGCTTAAGTCCGACAACTGGCTCATGCTCCAGCTCCACATCTGCAAGGAGCTGGGGCTGACCCTATCCGAGCTACGCCACCGGATGACCGACGAAGAAATCCTGCTCTGGAGCGTCTTTTTCGAGATCCTAAACGACCAACAAGACGAAGCGATGCGTAAGGCAAAGCGCCGCTAGACTATATGAGAGATAGTGTACTACTGCCGTGGCCGCCTATAACGCTGAAATTCGTATAGGCGTAACAGGTCAACGCGACCTAGAGCAACTGCGCTCGTCTATTACCCAAGTAAACACTGCAGTAGATTCATTAAATAGAACTAGATTAAATGCTGGCGGAATAACTCAAAGTCTTAGTAATCTTCAAGACCAGTTAGCACGTGCTGCGCGTGGTTTAGCTGACGTACAACTTGGCAGTGAAGGTCTAACAGGAGCCCTACGAAACTATGTAAATGCCTTGGGGGCCGCTAATACAGCTCAAAGAGATCGTAACCGTTTAATAGATGAAGAAATCCGCAGTAGGCAAGGTCTTCAATCACTCCAGGACCGCGAACTGGAATATTGGAGGCGCCGAAATGCTGTTCAATCAGGACGCTTTCGCCAGCAACAACTAGAAGAAGAAACTGCCGCAACTCAGAGACTTGCTGCCGAATTAGAAGATGCCAATCGTGCTTGGCAGATGTTTGAACACTTAGGCAAATTACAGCATACTCAAGAGCTGGAAAGTGCCGCCGGAGCTTTTGAAAAGTTTAAGAATGAGACAATAGCAGGAAACAATGCCTTAGAACGACGTATACAGTTATCAAATCAACTGGGACGTATACAGCAATCCGTAAACGCAACGCAAGAGCGTCTTAGTGTTGATAATTCCGCTGCATTGATGCGCCAAGCCAACATGGCGCGTATGTACCGGGAACAAAATCCCGTGGGGAACACACCTCTACTGCCTTATGGTGACCCCACGCTAGCGGCAATCCGTGGCGGAGCTAGACGTGTAGGTAGCCAGCGCGAAATAGCAGGCGGAGCGCGTACTCAAGACGAAGCTGCTGCGACTCTACGTTGGGCCAGAGCAACAGAGCAGGTAATAGCACCTTTAAGTCAAGTAGACGCATTACTAAGGGGTATAGCACAGGAAACTGCAAGAATTTCATCAACTCCACTGCTTCCAAGCAGTGAAATGCTTAACGCAGGTGGACGAAGAATACAACGCCTTCAACCTACATTATTAGGTCCTGGTACAGCAGCAGGCGAAGCAAGTTTTAGAGGAGCACAACGCAGTCAGGCAGAGCAAACTGCCGCTGCATCTGCAAGGGCAAGGCGCTCCGAATCCTTAGCCCTCGGCGTCGGCTTTCCACTGATGTTTGGCGCTGGCCCTGGGATGCTGGCCGGGTCTTTAGCTGGCTCTTTTGCAGGGTCTGGTTTTGGCGGTCAAATCCTAGGCGGGGCCCTTGGAGGCAAGCTTGACGAACTAGGAAAACAGGCTGGAGCGACCGCAGAAGCACTGCGCGATCCACAGAATGCCCTAGCCAAACTGGCTGAAGCAGGAGTGTACCTTGGTGAAAAAACAGAGTTTGCAATAAAACGACTAACTGAATCTGGAAGATTAACGGAAGCCCAAGCTCTGCTTCAGAAAAAATTAGCTGATGTAGTTGGTACGGATGGAGTATATGCTTTACAAAGTTTGGAAGAAGCTAATAAAACGTTGGCAATTGAAGGCGGAAAATTAGCTTTAATTCTACAAACTGAACTTGCACCTGCTTTTGAATTTGTAGCAAAAATAGCAACAGAGTCAATACGTATTTTACTTGGCCCGCAAACACAACGTAGAGCGGCTGACATAAATCCCCAAGCATTCCAACGGGCCCAGGCCCGCGCTTCTAAGGAAGCTGGCGGCAGCCTATTCGGCGGGAGTACAGGAAAATACGAATCAATACTGAACAAGTTGTCAGAAGATATTATACAAACAACAATAAACTCAAAACAAATAAAAGCCGCTCAACTAACACCAGATGCAGCTGAAGCACAGTATCAAGCATCATTAAAAAATGCAGATACTATAAAATCTGCGTACAGAGAATCGTTCAAATTACAGCAACAGGCTATAGATTTACAGCGTCAAGGCGCTGATTTACAGCGGCGTGTTGCTGAAGATATTTACAACAAACAACAAGAAATACTGCGCCTACAAGTAGATAACGACCGCCAACGCAAACAGGTTGCGATTGAGATTGTTGATCTTGAATACAGACGCCGCATTTCCAATGAAGAGGGTCGCGTTGCAGCGGTACTAGAAGCGGAAGCGGCGCTTATGAAGACTAAAGCAGAGGGGGAAGCAACCATTGAGTCTAAGAGGCGTCTACTGGAACTAGATATTGACAAGCAAAAACGCGAAACAGAAAACTACATTTTTGAACTGGGGCGTACTATCGATGGCATCCGTCGCGCAACGCTTAATTATGAAATGGACGTTGCGGACTACCGCCTAAAGATTGAACGTCAGATAGGCGAACAGCGCCGCATCGAAGAAGCTGGGCAAGCTGTTGGAGCACCAACAGGTGGGAATAAAGCGCCCACAACTGGTCAGACAATAGATAAGAGTGTATTAAGAGACTGGTTAATTAAACAAGGTTTTGGACGCACTACAGGCGACTTTACTAATAGGGGTCACGCCACGCCAAATCACATGCTGAATGCAATGGATATGGGGATTCTTGGGGGCAGTGATGCGGAAGCTTTAAGAAAAACAAAAGCAATGGAGGCAAAATTAGCCGCTACTGGTGCGTTTGGCAGTCAATTGTATGGACCCACGAGAGATCCTTATGGACACGGTGCAGGCAAGGGTGGGCAGAATATTCATTTACATATCCCAACACCCGGCGGAAAAGTAAAAGTAACCCCAGGTTTATCAAAACTTATGGGCGCAGGGGGTTCAATGGAGGCACAACTACAAAACGCTGTAGGTCAACCAGTAACTCGCCCCAGCGTAGGAACGCCTGATCTCAGCGGAGTGGAGGCAACAAGAATAAAAATGGGCAAACAAGACGCTCAAATACGCAAAGAAGCTTTAAACATTGAACAAAAACTCCAGAACTTACGAGAACAGGGAGCCCTGGATCGTTTGGCAGAAGTAGCAAGGGGAGATAAAGAACTTCAACAACGTCAATACGCTCTTACTTATGCAAAAGCCGAGCTGGCTACCATTGGCGCCGCTAGCCAAGACAGACAAGAACTTTTAGCGTTTGAAGCTCAAAGTGCTGTGAAACTTAAACTAAAAGAAGAAGAAAACCTTAAAATATCTAACCAGATTAAAGCTAATGATGCTTTAACTAAAGAACAAAAAACGTATGTACTAGGAAAAGTACAGGAAGCGTTAGATATTACCAAACAACAAATTGCGCTAGATAAGGAAGCCTTAGTTATTGCACAGCAAACCCGCTTTGAAAAAGAACAAGCGGCACTTCAAGCACAGCTTGGAGTAACCGGTACTGGGTTACGTGCCGGATTTATAGGTCAAGCAGGCCAAGCATTCGAATCTGAAATGCTTAAGAGTGGCGACCCAGCAAAAGCTGCCATGCTGGCAGAGCAAACTCAAGCGCTGGAACTAGCGACCACCAAAGCCCGCGCACTGGAAAGTGCTTACCAAGACATTGGCACCGCGATGGCCACGACGCTAACAGAAGGAGTTGCCGGATTGGTTGCGGGTACTACCACTGCACAACAAGTATTTTCCAATTTCCTAAAAGGCGTTGGTGATGCGTTAATGAAGGCCGCCCAACAAATGATTGCGCAGTACCTAGCAATCGCAGCTGCCAAGGCACTCGCCGGTCTGTTCGGCGGTGGGGCGCTAGGCGGAGGCGGAGCAGGTGGTGCAGCCGATGGATCCGCATTTGGGGCCACAGCGTTTGGAGATGGAGTTGGCAGTAATGCTGGCTTTGGAATGCCCAGCATCCTTGGTAGGGCCGTCGGCGGTCCCGTAGCAGGTGGTACGCCGTATGTGGTTGGCGAGAAAGGCCCCGAACTGTTTGTGCCAGGCGCTAGCGGCACTATCATCCCGAATGATGCAATGTCCCGCTATCAACGCCAGAACAGCAGCGCAGGCGCAGCAAATGGTGGCACCGGTGCAGCAGGCGATGGCTCACCAGCATCCTGGGCAATGAACTTTGAAACCACGCAATTCCTAGGCCAAGATTGGGTTAGCAAGGACCAGTTGATGGCTGCTATGGCTGCAACCGAGAAACGCGCCACCGCAGCCGGAGCCAAGGCTGGAGCGCAACAGGTGGCCACTAAGATGCGGACATCGCCTGCATTCCGCAGGCAGGTGGGCATCTAATGTCAGTCGTTGTAATCGGTAATTTTCTGACGTTTACCAAACATGATGG